AGTATTTCAATTTCTTCTACAGTCATAAGCATTGCTCCTTTCCATATTAATAAAAAGACATCAGATTAAATCTGATGCCTAATTGTTTTATGCTACTTGTTTTTTTAAGTCTTCTATATTTATTTCTAATGTTTCAATATCTTGCAAGATTTTAAAAATTTTTTAAATATTTTTTGCATAATAAAAACACCTGCATTTGCAAGTGTTTCTTTATATTACTTTTGTAATTTTTCTAACAATTCCATTTTTTTTGTTGCAAATTCATAATCATTTAATATTCCTTCTTTGTGAAGTTCTGCCAATTCAATCTTATCAGTAATATCCTTTTCTACAGTTTGATTCATTTCTATTTTTATAGTCTTATAGTTGTTAATAATATCATTTGTTGCTGAAACATATTTTGATATTTGCCCTACAGGTACTTTTGTTATTACTATTTTAGACGACCCATCCCATATATGTAATTCACCTACAAGAAATCCTTTTTTTTGTCCAATGGAATTAATTTTCTCTATTGGAATTTCTATTTGAGTACTTCCTATCAATCCTTTGTGAAAAATAATAACTCTCTTGTTTGTAGTTAATAAACTCATTGCTTTATTTTCATACATACCTGTGGCAAAAGCTTCAATTTGTTCATTTGGTTGTAATATTCCTACTAAATATTTAACTATTATTTTTTGATTCATCAATTTTTTTCCTAGTATTTTTTGTAATCTTGCATCAATTTCATCAATTTTCATTTTTTCTTTTCTCCTTTTATTTTTAAGTATATTACAAGCTCAAATAAAAATCAATACTTTGCTGCAAAATATTTTTCGACATAATTCGACAATCTATTTTATTTTCATTAACTGTCTCATTTTTCTTGTTATTTCTTCTGGTGTCGTAAAAATATCTTCTGGTTCATTTTTAAATAATTCTTTATAACTTTCCCTAATTGGTATTATTTTAGGATTTTTACTCATACTATCTGCTCGTATAAGTTTGTTTGTTACTGCTTCTTGTAAATTTATTTCTCTCTTTAAGTCATCTATAATTTTTGCTAAATGTACCTGACAATAAGTATTTATTTCTGCATATCTGCTATTCCAAAACTCAAACGGTTTCATATCAAAGTAATAAGCTAGAGGTTCTATTGAGTAAATTAATTCAATTAAATTATGTGCGTCTTTTATTTTTTCTACAATTTCATTTAAGCCATATAACCTTGAAATTGTTGCTCTGCTATTTTGCTTATTGCTGTTTCTGCTGATTTTTGTACGATTTCGTTCATATTCATTTGTGATAAAGGATTTGATGTCATTTCTTTTAGTTCTTTTTTGTTCATTTTCTTTTTGAAAAAACCCTCATCATTCAATGCCTCTGCAATCTTAGCATATAAATCGTTAACTGTTATATTTTCTGTTCTACATTCATCTATAAAGTCGTATACTTCATCAGATGACATAAATACACTTTTCCCCTCTTCATTTTCTGCTAGTTTAAATATTATTTTTGACAATGCTTCCATATCTAAAACAGAATATGCTTTTGTGAAAGCTTCTTCAAAGTTTTTATTTTTTAGTAGATTAGCTATTTCTACTATTTTTCTTGTTTTTAGTACTAAATTAATATTTTTATTTTTTGTTTCTATTATCATTTATTTTTCTCTCCTTTATAAAAGAGAGAAGGCTTATGCCTCCTCTGTAATTGTGCTAGTAACTTTTTTTGTCCTACTTCTAACACTTGATTTAGTAGGACTAGGCTGTGGGAAATCCTTTGCTTTCTGTTATTTCTGAGCTTCTATAGATTGTTAATTTTGATTTTAACATATCATCTATAGCAATTTCACTCATTCCTATATAGCATGTACCAGTAAAGTACCATGTTAGTGGTTTTCCACTTTCTGTAGCTGTATCTTCTGGTAATTGAATTGCCCAATATCCATTTGTTTTGGCAGTTTGAACTGCTTTTAATTCATCGTATTGGTCCTCTTTAAATAATATTTCTATTTCTAAATTTTCAGCCTTTTGTCTGCCTTCTGCTTGTCTTTCATCAGGAATATCTAAAGCACTATATGTTATCCCTTCTGGTGCTTTTAAAAATTCTGGGATACTTTGTACGAAGGCTATTTGTTTCCTTTTAGTTGAGTCTTTCAAATCTGCTAAAGTATCAGCATGAAATAATTTTGTTAATGTACTTGCTTTTGGTTCTGGCATTTTTTATTCCTCCTTATTATCTTATAAAATTAAAAGAGGCTGTTATAGAATTATAACGAACCTCAAATGTTATTGTTATACCGTATTTTTGCAGTATCTGGTCATATACTGCGGGACTGGTATTAGTCCTTATAAAATTTAATTCTTGAAGTTTCGTATCAACTTCGTTTGTCATTTGCATTGCTTGTCTTTGTTTTTCATTCCAACAAGTGATTGATATTTGAAATGTAGAACGAATAGGAAATGCGTTTTCTGTTAGATTTACTGATTTCAAAGGTGTATGCAATTCCAAGCAAGGAAATTTGCTTGTAGTTGTTGGATTTGTTAATATTTGTTTATACTTTAATGGTTCTAGTTTTTCATATACTAAATCGCTAAAGTCCTTTATACTTAAATCTTTCATTTGCAACACTCCTTTATCATATCGTCTAACTTCTTCTTAACTATTTCTACATTTTCATCTCTACTTTTGAAACTTGCATCTCCCATAAAGTGGTTTGCTTTAGTTCCATGAGCTATGTAAAAGTCCATTCCCTGAATATTGACAACTGGATATGGTAATGCTTTTTCTACTTTACCTACTGGAATAAACCATTCTGTACATCCACTTGCTATAAAGTGTTCAGTCTTTCCAATATGTTCTTGTTCAGCATATTGTCCTGTTCCAAAATACTCAAAAAACAAATAAGATACACCATTGCTTATAAATTTGTCAGGACTAGCATATATGCGACCGTTTTACTTCCATATTTGAGGTATCAATTAATTCGCATAATATACCGTTCTTCATTGTGTCCTCGTTCAAGCTTTATAGCATATCCTCTTACATTTTTTAAAACTTCTTCCACACTTTCCTTACTAAATTGAGGTAGTTTTTGAATTATAGCATCTATATTTTTAAAATTATGTTTTACTTTTATATTACAATTGAAATTTATCATTGTATTTTCTCCATTCTATATACATAAGTACTTCCTATTTTATTTTTATCTAGTACTCTATATTCCGGAATAAACTTCTCTAATTTTGAGATATCTTCAAATGATATTCCATTGCCTTTTTGTATATCATAATCTCTAGTCGTACGACCTTTATATGTACTGTAATCCACTTCACCTGTGGACTTTCTATCTAACTCGTTAACATCTTGTTGCATATTTAGCCAAGCTATGCTTTTATATTTCCATTTTTTATCTGGTTCTCCATGGTCTTCTATTTCTTCATATTCTGATATATACACTTTAGTTAAATCTCGTAATAACATTATTTAATCCTCCTTAAGCCAGACTTTATAATGTCATTTCTTAATTTTTCCATGATGTCTTCATATGAACTTGATATAGAACCTTCTCCACGACTTGTTAAGCCTTCTGCTCCTCTTGAAAGATATATTGCTTTTACTGCTTTCTTAATATATGGAAATAACTTCTCATCATTTTTTTGTCTATTAGAAATATCAGAGGCAATAGAACTTACTTCCTCTAATATTTCATTTAAAACCTCATTATCTTCTTTTGAATAATTTGGTCCTAAATCTTTTATTATTTTATCTATGTTACTGGTTTCTGCCATTTCTATTGCCTCCTATTTTTAGGCCATTGAAGCAATTGTTGCTATTCCTGCTTTTTTAGCCTTATTTGCTGAATCAACTTCAACAATTACAATTTTTTGTCCTGTTGTTGCTGCTATTTCATCTGTTCCATTCCAAACTGTGTATCCAGTTGCACAAACTGCATCATATTCTGGCATTGTTGGATTTGCAGCAGCTTTATACTTATAGCTATTTCCAGAAGTTAAAGCTGGTGTAACAGTTATTTTTGTTTTTCCTGTTGAAGTACCTGCTACTGATGTTACAGTTAATTCAGCAAGTTTAGCATCTGTTACATAAAAAATAGTATCTTCCATTAATGCTTTTGTTCCTTTGTATAAGAAATCTTCTAATGCTACTGCATCGTCAAATGGTACTTTCTCTGCTCCATATTCTGATACATAAAATGGTTGAGCAATAGCTCCGTCCATCATTACAACAGCTTTTACTCCATCTGGCAATCTTGTTGATTCATAAACTCTAACAGAGTCGTATATACCAATTGCTTGTTCTTTTGGATCTGTTCCATTTGGTAAATCATCAAGAATTTTCTTCATTCCTTTTCTATATTCGCTATCTACTACAATAACTAATAAATCTGATTCTATTCCATCGATAAAATCATTTTTTAAAGTTCTTGCTTTTTGTAGCAAAGTATCAATAGTGTCTTGAATGTTGTTTTGAGCAGATACTTCTGTTCCTTCTAATACCTTTGCAAAGAACTCTCTATCTAAATATCTTATAATAGCTGATTGATGATTTACTTTTCTCTTTTCAGCCATACCATCAATACCATAAAGTTTTACATCTTTTCCTTGTAATTCCTCTACAATTTCTTTATCTGTATCAATAACAACTTTTACTGGTTTAGCTTTTACTTCATCGCCTTTTCCAGCGGCTCTTGCAGTACCTTTGTCTTTTAATTCTGCATTTACAAATCTCTTATATTCAATTACTCCACCTTCTGGATTTCCAGAACCGTTTTTTGCTTTAATTTGTTCTGATACTGCTTTTGCAGATACATTCTCTAATACTCCACTTAATACTTGTTTTAAATTATCTTTTGTTTTGCCATCTTGTAGCATTATATTTAATGCTTCTTGTGTAATTTCTCCCATTTTAAATTCCTCCTATTTTTTAATAACTTGCTCTAGCTATTGATTTATTTTGTGTATCAATACCTGACTTTTGAGTTGGAGTATCTTCTTTTAATCTTTCATTTACAGCTTTTTCAACAGCTTTATTGAACGCATTTGAAACCTCTTCTATTTTTGAATTGATTTCCTCTGCCTTAACTGTTTCAAAATTAAAGAAAGTCAATAAAGATATATCCAATCCTTTTTCACTTGCGATTTTTGTTGCTTGTTCTTTTAGTCTATAGGCATTTAATTCTGCAAGTGCTTTTTCCTTATCTGCCTTTTCCTTTTGCGCTTGATATTCAAGTTTCTGTTCTTTGTTCATCTTTGCTAACTTTTCAGCTTCACTTTTTTCACTATTCATTAGCTCTTCCCAATTTGTTTTTGCTGTATTTATAGCCTTTTGAACTCTTTTATCAAATTCTGCTTGATTTTTTCCATCTTTTAAGAAATCATCAAACGTTACAGGTTTGTTGTTTGTTCCTGTATTATTTTGGTTGTTTGCTCCCGCTGGTTCATTATTTGCCCCAGTATTAGCATTGTTTGGATTATTGTCTTGGTCTTCCATTTTTTACTCCTTTTGCCCCAGCCATTGCCCATAAAGCCCCAGCCATTGCACTTGTATTCTGTTGTTCTTTAATGCCTGCAATCAGTAAAAAGGCATAAAAAATAGACGTACGTCTACATCTAAAATTTATAATTATAAAATGTTAATAACTTATTTATTCTTTCCTTTAGCATTAAGATATATTGCATATCCTATTATTCCTGTTAATTCTGTTAATATTGTGGCTATTACTCCACACCAAAATGGATTTATATACATATTTTATTCCTCCTCTATTTTAATACATTTATTCTCAAACTTTTTATATGCATCAAAGTATAATTCTTTTTTATCTCCGTTATATGTAAGTTCATAATACATTCCATCAAATAATGTTGTGCTTAGTAATGCTTTATGATTTTGTAATGTTTTACAATACCATACATCAAATACTTCAAATTCTGGAATATTATCGCTTTTGTCAAGATGTTCTAATGCATATTCTTTTACTAATTGTTTGCATTTTTCAATAAATTCTTTGCTGCCCATTTTTTCACCTCCTTTCAATAATAAAAGCACCTACTTTTTTAGTAAGTGCTTTTTATTCCATCATATATCATTGTTAGACTTTCTAATTGTCCTTTTCTTCTTAATTTTTCTTTTTCTTCTTTACTATATTTAAAACTTTTAAAAACATTTTGTACTTCATTGTATAGCTTTATTATTTCTGTATCGTCCATATTTTTTGGACACTCTATAGTTCTTTTTATCAACTTTTCTATATAATCATTTTTAAACATATAATTCTCCTAATAAATTATTTAATTCAATTGCTTCATTTATTGACTTGCCTACTAAATAATTTTGTATTTTATCATCCAGAAAGTCTAATCTATCGGTAACTGGTATTTTATATAAAGTTTTTGCAAATTCAAAGGTATTATTTTCTATTTTTATTTTGTCATTTATTTTTATTAAATTTTCTACCCAATCATCATAAGCAGATGTAATATTAACTAATTTTTCCTTCTTACATATTTCTTTGGTTAGTAATTCTGTTGAAGCTTCCTCAATTCTCTTATATTTTTTATATGTATCCACATTATAATAACTAATAGAATGAGCATGTAATTGTTCATGTAATATTGCATGTGGAGAAGTTATACTTTCAATTTCTATATTGCAATTCCATAATTTCGCATTTGTCTTTCTATTACTTATGACAATGTTTCCACTCCATTTAGAGTTATTATCAGTATATTTGTTACCTATTTCATACATTTTATTTGCTATGATTTTTATTTCTTTTTTTGAATAATGTCTTTCTCCTGATGAATACAATTTTTCTTTTTTAAACTCAGGATATGTATTATTATAACTTGTTTTTTCTTGTTTTTCAACTGGTGGTAAGTACGTTATTGTACTTCTGCAGTAATGAAAGTGATGCTGTATAGGTGGTAAATTTAATCCTAATACTAATCCATTACATCTAATTCTTTGTATTATTAACTCTTTTTGTGTCTCACCATAATATCTATCAAATACATTTTCTTTGTTAATGTAAAACTCTTGATTATTTAAACTATCACACATTAATGTTGTTTTATCATCTTCTACTGCAATAAATCTAACTTTTGAATTATCTTCCGTTACTTCTTTTATTCCCTCAACTTTGGCTAAATTATTTAGTCCTATCATTTGCAAATCAACTGCACCAGATATTTTGTCATTATTTATATTAAGTTTTTGATTGTTTTGCCTATTTATTATCGTCTGAAACTCACTAGAATTGATTTCTAGGTCTCTTTGTTGTTGTATGTTTATAATTACTTGTTTATATATTTGTTGTGTATTATACTGCATTGTTGCTTCAATATACTGTTTCCAAGTTAGTCCGACTATAATTAGGTTGGTCTAATAATGCAAGAAATAAAGCCATCGCTAGTATTGATGGCTTTTTCTTTTTATTTACTTCTTGTTGGCCTTGTTCATAGTAATAATTAGCATCTTCATACATTATCTGCTGTTCTTGTTCTTCAAGTTTGTTTTGCTCTTCTACATATGAACTGTAAATAAGCAATTCTAATATTTCACTATTCTTTACTCTTGTTCTTTTATATATATTGTTTGCCAGTACAGTAAAGTAATTATTATTTTTTAATAGTCCTTGTTCTTTCCATTGTTCTATATATGTATTTATTCTTTTTTTAGTTTTATTATCAGCAATATTATAGATGTTTTCGGTTGTAAAATTAAATGTATCAAAGATTTCTTGAAGTCTGTTCTGTGTTTGTTTTGATGTTTTATTATATAGTTGTTTTAACTGTCTCATATAATTATCATGTACTTTCCACATATAAAACACCTCTATTCTTTATTGATTTGCTTATTACCAACTTTTGTTTGCTCTTTCTTATTGTCTACTGTTAGTTTTTGTGCTTTTTGTGTATCTGTCAAATCTGTTACTTTATCGTCCTGTTTGTCTTCTTTGTTATCTTGCTCTACTCCTGCCTGCCCCATAATTTTCATTTGTTCTAAATTTTTTTGAATATTCTCTTCATTTTGTTTATCCATTTCAGCAATTTCTGATTCTGCATCTAATCCAAATGGTAAATGACTTATAATTGATTTATCACTTATTAAGCCTCTTAATTTTAACCAAGCATTTGTTAAGCTTTCTGTATCTGTAGGCAAATTACGTATTAATATAACATCTATATCTCTAAAGTCATACTCTTTATTTTTCTTTAAATTAATTCTTGCTGTTATCATTTCCCACATTCTTAGGTATTCTTTTCTAAATAAATGATGTGCTTGTTGTAATACTTGTTCTAAAGGAAAAAACTTCTTTTCTAAAGCTGCTGCATTATCAGCATCTGTAAAGCCTTGGTCTGTTACATTTGGCACTCCTGAAATCATAAGTGCCATATCTATACATGTTTTCTTGTGATTTTCTGAAGCAGTATCATTTATATTTTTTATAATCCAATCAATATCGCCATCTTTATCAGGTGTATAAAACACTTTTGCATTTAAAATTGCTTCATCTTCTTGTACTCTTGCAGGATTTTTTGTCATTATTATATTACCATCTTTATCTTTTTGTTCTTCTCCTTTATCGTTTAGTTGTGGCATTAAAGGATCATTTATTGGAGAAAATCCTGTTATTTTTAATTTAGCATTATCGTTATAATCAAAAATATTTGCATTGTTTTCTATTACTTTTTCATTTTTATTTATTAAAGTTATAACATTTTCAAAAAATGACATTCCATAGGGGTTTTCTACAGCAAAACAAGGTAAGTCTGTCCATCTTACAGGTTTATTGCTACCGTCTACCTCTTCAAACTTATATTCAGCATTTTCTGTAATGGCTTTCTTTTCTACTCCATCTATAAATTGTTTTTTATAGTCTTTTGTTATTATTTCTAGATGTGTCTCAATTCCACCTGTTTCTGTATTTTCGTACCAGCACCTCAATAGTCCCACTTTTGTACTAGGTACATCATAGTTCCATATAGCAACTGTATTTAGACTTGAAACATTGGCATATACTTCTTCATTTTTCTTATTTTCGTATACTAATCCATAGCATGCTCCAGTAGTAATATAGTCAAGAACACAGTCATAAAAAAAGCTACCATTGTCATTATATTTTGAAATATAATCAATAATAGCTTGATAGTCTTCCGAATCATTCTTCTCTCCAAAGACTCTTTTAAATATTTTATTCAAAATTCCTTTTTGTGTTTTGTTTATATTTTTTACTTTAAATTGTGGTTCTTTTCCTCCAAAATACCCTGCCGCAATAATACTTATATAATACTCTAATGCAACAACAACATCTTTTTTATCATATTTCCTTGTAAATCTATCCTGTAAATATTTTCTATGCATAAATATTGGCAATGCTTTTCCCCATAATATACTTATATTTTGATTTATATTTTTTTCATTTAAAAATTCATCTTTATATTGTATTTTTTCTACAAAACTCATTTCTTTCTCCTTTACATTATACTATTGTACCCAAATTGTATTGTATTTGGTCTTGGGTGTTCATAAACTCCCGTTAAGCAGTCTTCAGCATCATCATGTTCATTCTTTCCTGTTCTTACATAATGTTTTAAATGTTTTGCAAATTCTGGCCATCTATCTTCCCAATTAATCGGGAAATATATATTATTCATCACTCCAGTTGAATTGCTTAATATTCTTGCGACTTTATTTTCTCCCTGATGAAACCAATTTACTTTTGTGTGAGTATTCTTTGACTCCTTTAGCTCTTTTTGTACGTTCCTTGCAAATCCTCGTCCACCGTTATTGCTTTCTATATTGGCATTTCCCACATTATCTTTTGTTAACATTCTGGCTACAGCAGGTTCCGTTACTTCCATAGATTCTTGTGTATAAATAACGTCTAAGATGTAGTATTCATTGTTATACACCTGATAATCTATTGAACATAAATAATCCTCGCCTTCATCTGCAGTATCTGTATAATTCATAATATAGTGTGCTGGTGGTAATTTTTCATAAGTTTTAAAGGATGTATATAATCTATTTTTTACATCTATTGGTTCTTGTTGATAGTTTGCATATATAATATCTTTGTTCATATTTTTAGTCTTAAATTCATAATCTTCTTTACTTAATACATCTTCACACAACATTGAACCATCTTCTTGAACTGCTTTGTAGTTTATATGCCTTACATTAGGATAATTTTCTAGTATATATCCTGCTAAATCATTGCTTGACCATCTTGTCATTATTATAATTAGCTTAAACCCATTTTCAGTTCTTGATAACATTGTATTATTGAACCAATCTATATGATTTTTTAATGTGTTTTCGTTATAGGCTTCTTTAGCATTTTTTATGAGGTCATCTATTATCATTATTGTACAACCGAAACCAGTTGCAGTTCCTGTTGGAGATGTTGCTAAATAGTTTGATACTTTACTTCCAGCCAATGCCCATTTTTTTTGTGTTGCTTCACCATCTTTAATCTTGGTGTTAGGAAATATGTCATTATATACAATTACTCCTTCCGTTTTTGCAGAGGCTATTGTATCTCTTACTGATTTGGCAAACGAACTTGACAAATCTTCATTATATGATCCTGTCATTATCTTTTCGTTTGGATTTGTTCCTAACACCCATTCTACAAATTTTCCCGCTGTTCTAGACTTTCCATGTCTTGGTGGCATATTTATTACGCATACTTTTTCATCACTCTCATAAAAATTCTGTAGTTGATAACATAAATCGTTCAAAAAAATTCGTTCTTCATTATAGAAATCTGGTGCAGTTAATTTGCAATACTCAAAAAAATCACGTCTGGCTAATTCCAAACGTGCTTGTTTTTTTAATTCTTCTTTCAAATTACTATTCATTTAATATCTTTCTTAATTCTTCAGTAGACATTCCTGAAAATGGGTTATTAACTTCTCCAGATATATTAACTTTATCTTGTGGTTTTTCTCCTATTGTATCTCTAATGGTTTCAAATGCTTTTACATTTCCACTTAAAGCTTCTTGAATAAGCGAAAAACTTATTTTTTCTTGTATTGTTTTGTTTTCTACTTTAGTTTCTAGCAATACTAACAGCTCTTCTCTTAATGTTTTTCTTTGTGCTCGTGCTTCTCCAGATTTTATTCCACCATTTCTTCCTCTTTCTCTTGCTTCTCTCTTGGTTCGAATAGGTTTTAAATTCTTTTCGTTCGCCATATTATCACCTTCTACTCTTTACAGAACCCTTTTATTTTTGTTTGTTTTTCTTTTTCTAAAGTGTACTTATCATTGACTGTTTTTATTTCTATATAAATAGATTTGTAGTTAATATTTTCAATTAGATTACTTATTCTATTTAATACTGTACTTTCTTTCACTTCTAAACTCCTATAATAGAATGCATCGTTTTATGATTTTTCAAGAAATCTTTTGCACTTAAATATTTTAACCCTTTTTCTTTACATTTCTTGATATAATCTTCTGCACTTTGTTTAGTCCATTTTCTCATACTTTTTCTCCTTATACTTATATATTTAAGTCCATTAACGCTTTTTTTCTTTGTGCTGTTATATTAACCTTACTATCCTTGTATGCCAAACTTTTGATTCTCCCCTTATTTGGTTTGTAATCTGGGCAATGTAGTTCTATAGTGTCTTTAGTCTTTATTATTACTAATCCCTTGTTACAATCCCCTTGGCAGGTTGGGCATAGATGCTTTATAAGGCTTTCTGTTAATTTATCCATATACAACACCTCTCTTTTGTTTTTATAAAACACTATGAAATGATATACAGCAGGACTCTAACCTACACTTGTTATCGTGTCATTTGATAACAGTCGAAGTGCCTAACACTTCTTTCGGGGTGGTTGACTAACTCCCTGTTCTATAACTATTGAACTTATATATATCACTTCATACTGCTTTATATAATATAGAGTAAACACTATGCAATTATATACTGGTTTGAACAATTAATTACTTTATCCCTGTAAGCATTAATGCCAACCTATATAATCATCAGCTACATTTGATTATATAAATGACCTTATCGGCAATTCTTTTTATATATAACTGCATACTATTTACTTCTGGGTTGTCATTTTACTAGGTAACTAACTACGACCACCTCAGCAGTCTTAATATACCGCACTAGTTCAGTATATCTTTAATAGCAATTACCTATAATATTAATATCTAATAGAAAAATAGAGCTAAACATTTATTAAATGTTCAGCTCCGCAAAAGTTTATATCTTTTTCTCTCTATTATAATTATAGCACTTTCAAATCAAAATTGCATCCAAATTTTATCACAATTTTATCACAATTTTTCAATCTAAACCTGTATTAAGAATATCTAGCATACTTTTTAATGCGTTGTCCCTTATATTCAATAATTGATTTATTGATTTTGGCTTTTGAAACTCTTCATAGTATTCATTTGCTACATAATCCCATTTTGATTTACGCATATAATATTCCTTTACAATAAATTCTTCTTCTCCAGATAATTGGTTTAATAAGTTTTTTACTCTTACAACTTTTTTGTCTAAAATTTCTTTATCTTTTTTTAATCTTTCTATTCTTCTTTTCAAATCTTCTCTATCTTCTTTATTTATATGGTTCATTTCTCTATTATAATTTATAACTGTATTAAGTGTCTTATCTGATGTTTTATTTGTTATGCTTCTTGGTATATCTGATAACACCTGTCCTTGCAGTTGCATTCCTTCTATAACACTTTCTTTTGTATCCTTGAAAACTGTTCCTGCATAACACAATCTTTCTTCATACTCTTCTTCTTTTAATTCTATTTCTGTTATTTTAGCCTCGTTTTTTAAATGATTTCTAAGCATTACTTCTAAATCTTCTTTTATGTATTTCAATTTTCATTCCTCCTTTTTAACTTTTTTTAGTATGTAATTAAAAAGTCTAATCTCTTTCTCTAGCTTCCTCTTTAGCTTGTTTCCTTTACTATTTCTGCCAAATAATTCCTCTAAATTTGCAAGTTGTGTGTTGTACATTTCTATTATTCTTTCTAACCTTTTAATAGCTTCTTCTTGCATATTTACCTCCATTTTTTTATTTTTCTGTCGTAGCAGTGTCGCACTTCTGTCGCATCTTATTTTTAAAATATTCTATAATACATTTTTTACAGTTCTCTACATCTTTAATTTCACAATCCTGAAATATTCCCATCTTCTTGCATATATCTTCATCGATGTCGAGGTTTGCTATGTATTCCACCATTGCATTTATTATCTGGTCTTTTTTTTCAAGTTCTTTATATAATTTAACTGCATTTCCTTTTACATCGTCAATCATTTTTAGATCGTAATCATGTACTTGTTTTTGCGATATTATCTCTAAGTTTTGTCGCTCAACTGTTTTTCTTAATGAATCTCTTTCATCTGCAATTTTCATTATCGCTTCAAATAGTTTTTTAGCCTCTCCTTGCAGGTTTTCCGGATTAATTCCGTGCATACTATCTAATATTTTTTGTACTTCTTCATTACTCATATTTCGCTTCTCCTTCTTTTTTTAAGCTATTCACTTCTGTTCGTAGCTGTCTTTTTTAACTTTTCATTTTCTAACTCTAAATCAAATACCTGTCTTCTTAATCTTGTATTTTCTCTTACTATATCTACTGAATAACTATAATCTTTATTAAGCTTCTCAAAGTTTTCATTCTCTTTTTGTAATTTTTCTATTAGATATAAAACTATTTTTATATTATCTTCTAAACCATCACTTTGTTTTATATTATACAATTTATGTTCTGTTATAAATTTATCTAGCATTTCAATTGCTTTCTTTTCTTCCTCGTTCATTTATTACTCACCTCTCATCTATCATTTTTCATACATTTTTCTAAATCTTCTTCTGTAATGTCATAATAAGTTTTTAATGCATATATTAAATCTGTATAATGTTCATTTTCATTAATTAATTCAACTTCTTTTTTCTCTAATCTACTACATTCTTTGTCTATTTCTTTATTGCTTATTGTTAATTCTTCATTCTCTTTTAATAAAACTTCGTTTATTTCCAATATTCTTTTATAATCTGATAAAATATGCTCTATTGCTTTAATTTCTTCTCCTGAATTGTATTCAAAATCTGTTTTTAACCAATTTATAAAATTTTCTAATATTTTTATATCTTCTTCAATATTATTTTCCACTGCCAATTTTCATCCTCCTCTTCTAGAATTTTTACACAAACCATAGCATTGCTTGGTTTATCTTTGTTTTTTCTCCTATTAATCTTTCTTAAATTTGCAGGAGTGCTTAAAAAATGTATAGTCTCTGGCTTTACATTTCTTTTTTTAGCTAATTCTTTTGCTGTTCCTATATCAATAAATTTTTCTCCTTTGTATAATGCAAATAATCTTTCTTTCATTTACAGCCTCCATAACTTACTCCTATATCTGTTCTAGCTCCACATTCAGGACAATGTAAACTAAATATATCTTTAATTTTTTCTATTATTCTTTTTATTTTTTCTTTCACTTAAAACACCTCCTCATTAGCACTTTTTCTCCATGTTTTTCACAATAACTTTCACAAAATAAATGTAAGAATTTCCATTTTATAAACGGATTATCTTTTGACCTTTCTATTATTTTTTTGCATTTTGGACACCTAAAATATATTTTTTTATCTACTGTATTTTCTTTCACTATGTATCACTCCTCTCCAAAAAATATTCCCGCATATTCTATTGTTTGTACGTCATAATTCTTAAAAATGTAATCTATATCTCTTTCTAAAACATATATTGAACCGTTTTCTAAATCTAAATATTTGCCAGATTTGCCTTCTGCTGTATCTTTCAAACTATTTGTAGTCTTTAATGTTACTTTATATATTTTACTCATATCTTATTTACTCCTCTCATCTGATTTTATCTATGTTTTTATGTGTTCTAAATTGTAAAATAAATTTGCCGGTTATATTGTTACGAAAAACATAACACCAATAGTCTTTATACATACAAGTATAATTGCTTATAGTAGTATCTAGCATAATCATAACTCATACCCCTTCACTACTAAATTTGCTTTGGTTAAATCGTAAGTTAAATTATAAGTTAAATTACATAAATAATGTGTATATTCATATTTTCTAAATCCAAACTTTTCAAGTTCTTTTAAATCTACTCCGTTCTCTTATTTTTAACATATCTATTCTCCTCCTACTATCTCTAATATTGTAAAAACATAATAATTTGTATTAGGTTCTGCACCCCATTCTGTTTTACCTTTCCCTATATCTACTACACACTTGCATTTAAGTGTTGGAGAATTAGATTTGTAACCGTTTCGTAGCAATACCATTACTACTCGTCTTATTCCTACTGTTAAATATCCAATTCTACTATTCCAGTATGGCTTTATTTCTCTATACTCTTCTTTCTTCTCGCCACTTTTTATCATATCGAACCATCTTTTTTTTATTGGTAATACTAACATTTTTCTCCTCCTACTTCATACGAGTTTTGTCTAAACTGTTCTTTAGTCAATACTCTTTTTATTTTTAAATCTTCAATTCTTTTATAGTAATCACTTATTGGAACATATATACTTAGCCCTTTATCGCTTTTTAGACATTCGTATTTTTCTTCATAGCCTTCCTCTTCAATTTCTAAAATATCTCCAGGCTCTATTATGTCTATTAGTTGTTTGCTGTGTTTTATTGTTTTTTTTTCAGGCTTTGTTAAAATTTGCTGTATATCTAATAAAATGTTGTTATCGTCATCTGTACCTATTACTTTAGCTATTATTTTGTTATTTCTTATATACTCTCCTACTTCTATCATATTTCCCATAGCTACTCTCCTAACATTAATTGATTATTTTTAAATGCTTGATATAATGTTTGTCCATCATTATTTATCATGTATGGTAAAAATATCTCTTCCATTTCAACCATTTCTGTTTCTAATATCGCCATTTGTGCATCTATCCAGTCTTTTATTATTCTCCATGCTGTTTTTGTTGCTTGCTCCATAGTGTCTTTTACTTGATTATTCTTTTTTCTTTGATTTCTTAACACTTGTAATACCCTATCTGTATTAGCAGGTAATCTTACTCCCATTTCTCCTCGAGGTGTCATTATTTTAAAACTTAATCCTATTACTTCGCCATTATTGTATTCTGTCATAATAGCATTTGCTCCATGTTTACTTAATAGCTCTTGTATTTCTCCGATTGTCTTGTTTGCGTTTATTGTTGTTGTGTAATTTTTTATTGCCATTGTTTTCTCCTTCCTCAACAGCTTAAAAGGCCGTTGCTCTATTCTCTATTTCTATGCACAACTCTCTACAGTTTTCTTCTAAATCACTTATCATACTGCTTTGTGCTTCTGTTACTTTTTCTAAATCTTCATTCTTTATCTTTAATGCTTCATAATCTATTGCTAATTTTAAACTCTTTAAACTTATAAATAAGTTTAGTATTATTAATATTGCTACTATTATCTTTAAAAATTTATTTTCTTCTTTCATAGCTCCTCCAATTCCACGACAACCTTGCTTTCTTTTGCATATTCAAAGTTATCCCTAAAATTTGTTACTATTCTTCGGTTATCATCTTTTAGCACTCCTGCTTGTACTAAAGCATCTAATATAAATTTTTTAGCAAAGCAAATATTATCTAAATCACGCCTTTTATTTTCTTCTATCCACGTAAAATTGCCTATTACTGGTCTTTCTATTTTTAGATTTCCTAATTGTTCTTTAATACACCAAATTATGTACTGCTGTTCTTTTTTCTTTGCTCCTGCTCCTGCATATTTATTAGTTCTATTGTATTTTGTGTATTCATTTAATCCCATTAATCTTTTATCTATTTCAAACTTATATTTACTCATTTGTACCTCCTTTAAATTCCAAATTTCTAGTCAAAAATTGATATTGATACGTTGAATTTTTTTGTCTATTCTCAACTTCTTTTAATTTTTTAAGCGATAAAATTATATCTTTTTCTATAAATTTATTTTGATATTTATCTATAAACGTATCTTTCAATGAACGTATTTTATCTGCTTCATTTTTTACATCTCTTCTTTGGTATCTCACTTGTTGAAGTAATTTTATTAATTTACAACTTTCTATTGCATTTGTTTTGTGGTTTTCTATATAATGTAATAGTTCTTGCTGTTGTATATCTAAAATGCTTTGTTGCTTTTGCAACTCTTCAAGTCTTATATTTACATTTTTGAATAATTCTAATATTTGTTTTAAAATATCTTCAACACTCATAACCTCATTTGCTCTCCTTTCAAAATTTTCCAGCATAAGTCTAGTCCACTATCGTTCGCTTTCACATAATTTTCACACTCGTTTTTACCTTTAAAAAACTGCAACTCTAATATATTACAACCCATGCAAGTTTTACATTTACCTGTTAATTCTATATATTTCATAAGCTAGTCCTCTGGCATTTCATACACTGGTAAGCATATCCCGCTCGGCTGTCCCATTTTCATGTTTTCCCAGTTTCCATGTCTAGTTGTTATTTCTTGTAGCACTTCTTTTGCTCTTTCTTCTGTATTATATTTTCCTAGTCCTTCATAAGAATTGTTACAATCTTCATACTGAATATAACAACCTTTGTCATCTTCATCAATCGTAATATATATTTGTAATATATTATCAGAATTTATGATTCTATTTTTTTCTTGGCTTACTATTATCATAACTACCTCCTAAATCTGTGTTATATGATTCATATTCTCTGAAACCATATCTGCTAAATAATATCTTTTATAATCTGTCTTTTCTCCAAATCTGTTTGTATTGCTTTCCCATTCAGTCTTAAACTCGTAGCCCTCTTTTTTTAGTTGGTCTATTCTTGCTCCTAGCTGTGTTATTCCTAAATCTGAGTATGCTTCCCAGCTAGATATTGAACCGAACTCTCGTATGTAATTTATTATTCTATCTTTTTGTGTCGTCTTCATAATTACCCTCCTTTGTTTGCATATAAATTATTAAGTTCGCAAGCATTATATTGTCTTTGTTCATAATTGTTTTTATTTTTTTGCTCTTGTTTTAATGGATAAAAACTTTTCCAGCACTTCAACACTGCTTCGTTTATTATTTCTATCTGTGTTACTTCATTCGTGCTTAGCTTTTTTAATTTATTAAGAGCTAATTGCATTCCTTTTTCTGTTAATGGAGATTTTATTTTTCTTCTCATTTCTACGAAACTATCTAAAGCTTTTTTTAATTCTTCTGGATAATCACTATATATATTCTTAATGTTATTAACATTCTTTACATTATTGTTTGTGTTATTTTGTTGTTCATTTGTTGTTATTTTGTTGTTATTTTGTTGTTCAAATTTTCTTTTATCTTCTTGGTAATTACTATATTTTTCAATACTTACAACTGTAAATTTGTTGTTACTTTTTGTTGTTATCATTCCGTATTTTTTCTAACAATTTTATGTATCTATATATTGTGTTTTCATTCATCTGTAATTCATCAGATGCTTTTTTTCTTCCAAAAACAAATTGTCCTTTTTTTAATTTAATTACTTGTTGTCCTACTAATTGTTCTCGTTCCTCATGTGTTGCTTTTAATAAACACCATATCCATATTTTTAGAGCTTTTTCATTCTCCCAAATGGGAGATTTCATTATTTTTCTATACAACTTTATCCATGTTTCTTCCATATTCTCTCCCATAAAAATCAGGGCTAAAACTTATGTCTAGCCCTGCTGTTTATTTATTATCTATTTCTTTGTTTGCTCTTGCTTTTTCCATTTTCATCTTGTCGTTTTCTTTCTTTATCTTTTCATCATATAATGTGTTGTAAATTCTCTTATACATGTCCTTATCAATTATTTTTAACCATACTTCTATAGCATCACAAAAATGCCAATTATCTTTAACGTCTAATTTTTGACCATCTATTTTAAAGTTTTCTAATAAAAATTCTTCTAATTTATTCTTAAACCATTTTTCGTTTTCATTTGGCACTCCTTTGCTTATAAGTTCTTTGTATTCTTCTGTTGATATTGTTACTTCATTTTTATTTGCCATTTTTCTTCCCTCCTAATAAATAATTTTCATTAAATATTTGCACAAAGTTTTCTGTTTTATAGTGCTTTTTAAACTCTTTTTGTGCAACTTTATGCAATTTTTCTTGTAAAGTTCTATCATTTGTTACTAAAATATGGCATTTTCTACAAATTGGTATTACTAACCCATATTTCATACTAGCTTGCCTATTTTTCCCTTCTACAAGTTCATGTAATTCTTGTTTCTTATTGCCACATAAATAACAATGTTCTAAGTCTTTTGTTATTATGCTAAATCTGTTTTTCTCCAGTTTTGCTAACCTACTAGATTTCTTTTTTATTTGTCCTTTTTTCTGTTTATTTTCTGCAGAGCTCTGCTTAATTCTCTGCAGATTTTTTGGTACTGGGTGGAAGCTATTACTTAGGTCTGTTACTATCATTTTGTAGCACCCCAACTTTCTATTAGGCTATCTAATTCTAGCTTTGACATTGTTTCAATATTAAACTGCTTACACTCTTGTACTATTAAGTCTATTAGCCTGCTCATTTCTGCTGTGTCATAAGTGCTAGAACCATAATAAGCTAGTACATTTGTATAACCCTCCAACTTACTTTTTGTAGTTTCACATACCCAACCTAAACCATTTTTAGTCCAAGCCTCTATAAATCTTTCTACAGCTTCATTTTTAACTGGAATAACTTCATATACTCCAATATTCCTAATTGCATCTTTATAGATTTCATCCTTTGAAATATTTACTTTTTCTTCAAGCTTAGAAATTAAAACCCACATGTATGCGTTTGCGTCCAGACTACGTTTATTCCTGTATTTCTTTATTTCAATAGATAACTTATCCTCTTTTAATTCTTCAAGTCCAGAAAGGCTTTCTCGTTCGTTTAAAGTTATTAGAATTTTAGGTTTTTGTGTTCTATAATCTATTGATATATCTTCTATTATTCCTACACTTTTCATATATTACCTCCAAAATTAGAAAGGTAATTCGTCCGTACTGTTGTAAAAATTACCACTTTCTGTTTCTTCTGTTGTTGCATTGTCATCTTCCTTCTTGCTATCTGCGAAATAAACTTCTTCTGCAACTACTTCTGTAACGTAATGTTTTTGCCCTTGGTCATCTTCCCAATTTCTTGTTTGGATTCTACCAATTATTCCAACTTGTTGTCCTTTTTTAAAGTATTTGCTACAAAACTCTGCTGTTTTGTTCCAAGCAACTATATTAATAAAATCTGCTTGCCTCTCTTCTCCTTCTTTTGCAAACCTTCTATTTACTGCCAAACTAAAGCTTGCTACCATTATGTTATTTGTTTGTGTGTATCTTATTTCTGGGTTTTTTGTTAATCTTCCCATTAAAATTGCTTTATTCATAAATTCTCATTCCTTTCTTATCCACATGTTCATGCATAAATACATATTCTGATTCTTCTCCCATATTTGCTAGCAGAAATTCACTTGCTTGTTGTTTACTTAAATGGCTATCTTTTGCCCTAAATTCATAAACATATTCACATTTTTGTTGTTTTTCTTTTATTCTTTCTTCTATTTCATCTTCATCATAATTGCCTTCAATAAGGTATAAATCATAATTTTTAGCACTTATACCCTCTACTGTTTTTGTATCTGTCATGTAGATTACTTTATAATCCTTAAATAATATTCTGTAACCACATTGAGGTACATCGTGATATAATTTAATTGGTATAATTTTAAATAATTTGTAATTGTATTTCGTTCCAATTTGAAGTATATCTATGTTTTCCCTTTTAACTTCACATTCTAAAAGTGGATTTAGTAACCATTCACAACAAGCAAATCTTAATGTTGGTCTTTCTTGAGCTAATTTTTTTATTGTTTCTTTTTTAAAATGATCACCGATGTATATGTGTTAGAAGTACTATTTTTAATTGCTTATAATACTTTTCCAATTTTTTAAAAGTGATTCCACAATCTATTAAAATTATGTCTTTAATTATTGTTGCATTTCCTGTACTGCAACTTGATATAATTTTATAATTCATTCATTGATACCTCTTTTGTATCTTCTGTTTGTTCTTCTATTTCTGCTTGTATTTCAATAGGAGCTTGTTGTGGAATTTCTTGTTGCATTTCTTCTGCTTCGTACATTCCTGCTAAATCTTCAACGAATGTTTCTCTTAGTGCTCTAACTTTTGCTACTTTTTCGACCATTGTTGCTCCTTTACTTCCCCAATTTGAATTTAATTGTCCTTGTCCTGTCTTTTGTGCTACTTCATTAAAGCTTACACTTGAATATGTAGGGTGTGTCCAGTCTTTTCTAAATACTCTAGCCCAACCACCAACAAGTTGTTCATTTCCCAATCTAAATGTTCCTTGTCTTTCCTCTACTGTTTCATCATCTTTTTGAACTATAATTCCACTTTCCATTCCATCATAATTTGGATTTAAAACAGCTCTTTTTAATATTGCATCTTTTCCTACTACTAATTGTGCAGGTACTCCTGCTTTATATTTAATTAAATATGCTTCTCTTAAAAATGGATTTAATTTCCTAACTTTGCAAAGTTCTGTAAATAGTTTAAATTCTTGATTTGTTATTTTTGCATCTGTTCCTACTATATATTCTTGTACTATGCTTGGTGTCAATTTTATTTCATTTCCGTCAATATCAAATTTGACCATTAATTCATTATTTTTTTGTACTTCATTACTCATAATCGTAACCTCCACTTTCTAAAAATTGTTTTAATTCTCTTAGTTTTGTTTTTGTTCCTTTTACAGTAAAATTTACTGTCAACATCTCCTCTTGTTTTTCTTCAACTGGTGCTTGTAAAACTGTGTCTCTTGCTATTGCCCTATTTGCTTCTTCTGACATTTGTTGATATAACTTATTTTTTAGCTCTTCGTGTTTTCTATTTTCTTCTTCAATAGCTTTAAATCTATTTGTTACACTTGTTATTGCTTGTGATACATTTAGTAATTGTTTATATTCAACTAATATTTCTGTTTTATGTTCTTGTGTTTCAATTAGCTTCAAATCATCTACTATTTTGTCTATAAATTGTTTTGCTTGTTCTTTTAAGCTTTTTATGCTTGCTGATAATGTCACATTTATTCTAGCTTGTTCATATGTGATAAAATCAATATTATTAGCTGTTTTATATTCTTCAAAATAATCCTTTATCTCTTGCTCTTTTTTTACTTTTAGCTCATTTTCTATACTATCTACTTTGCTTTTTAATTCAATGTCAGCATTTCTGTATTTATCTGATACATATTGTTTATAAATTTCTTCAAATTGCATATATGGTGTCAATACTTGTTCTTTCACTAACTTTCTTTGTGTTTCTAGTTCTTTAAACTCTTTATTTAAGTCTGCTCTTACCTGCTTTACTTCCTTTACAGTTTCTTCTGTACAAATTAAACTTTTTGCACTTTTAACCTTTTCATCTATTTTAACTGATAATTCTTTTAAATGTTCTTCGATTAAAGGTAATTGTTTTACTACTATTAGTTCTTGATTATCATTGCTCATTTTATCTTTCCTCCTCAAAATTATTATCTCTTATGTCTTCCCATGCTCTATCTTCTTTCTCTGCCCATATCTCATCTTGTCTTTGCCAGTAATCTTCGTTTGTGTTGTATTCAACATCTGGCATAACCATTAAATTATCTAGTTCTGGCATTTTTAAGCCCTCCTCTTGATTTTTAAATAAGTTTCTGCTATAATAAATTAAAGTTACATTATTTGTTGAAACTTTGGAACTAGTTTTGATTTAGCGGTCTTACTAGTTCTCTTATTTTTGTTAAAATTACATCTGGTCTGTCGCAATAGTTGCCTGTTGCTAAGTCTACGATTTGGCAAATAAAATCTTCTTGTTCTTTTATCTTGCTACCACAATGTTCAATTACCTTATCCCTATTTTTTACCTTTACTTCTAAGTTTGCTATTTTTCTGTCTTTCTTTGTAAACATTCTTCACACCCCCTATCCAAATATTTTTATTATTTTTTTGTCTAATTTATCTGAAAGTTTCCAAAAACTTTTAAATAAATTAATATTTAAAAACTTATTAAATGTGTATTGTAATAATATTGCTATTACTATTGCTTGTACTAATCTTCCTAATACTACTAAACTGCACAACATTATGTCTAACCAATAACTAATCATTTGTTTTCACTCCCCTATCAATTTTTTCTAAAATCTTGTTCACTACTTCAACACCTACATCTAAGCCCATACACCAATACCTAACAGCTTCTTTGTCTGCTATTTGTTTTACGCCTGTGTGTTTAATCCTTGGAAAATCTTCTGCGTTAAACATATTTCTTGCTGTTGCTTCTCCTATTGGTAAGACTTTCATTAAGTCCAATGGTGTAATAACATCTGGTAAATCTTCCCATTTTGACATTTTTATCACTCTCCTTTAATATTTCGTTTTTCTTCACTTTTAGTGATATTTTAGGTTAAAAAAATTTCTTCTGTATTTGCTGTTGGAAAATTTTGCTTAAATTGTTTTATTTTTTGAATGCTTGGATTTTTATCCCCACTTTCAATTTTAGCATAGAAAGATAATGTAATTCCCCATATTCTAGCCATTTGGCTTTGTGTTTTTTTTATTGAAATTCTATACTCTTTTAATTTATCTCTTGCCATATTTTTTCTCCTTTCTCTTAACTTCACTAAGAGTATATATCATGTTTTTTCTTTTGTCAACACTTTTAGTGAAATATTTTTTCTTATTTTCACCAAAAGTGATGTATCCCTTGTCACTCTAAGTAAAATTTTTTCAAAAAATATTTACAATTATACACTATTAGTGTATAATTGTTATATAATATGGAGAGTGATACTATGAATAGAATAAAACAATTACGAGAAGAAAATAAATGGACACAACTAGATTTAGCACATAAATTAAACTGTGCTATGAGCAGTATTGCAATGTATGAAAATGAAAGTAGAAAACCTAGTTTAGAAGTATTAGTAAAGTTGTCTGAGATATTTAACTGTAGCATAGATTATATTTTATGCAAAACTGATATAAAAAACATAGAAGAAGATTTTAAATTTGCGTATCATAAAGAAATTGAAGGACTATCTGAAGATGAGATAAAAGAAGCTTTAGAGTTCTACAAGATGGTTAAGAATAGAAAAAATAAATAATATTAAATATTGAGGAGTAAAGTATGAAAAGTATTGGGAAAATAATTGTTTTTGTGATAATTGTTTTATTAATTATTTATATTTATAACTTTGAAGAAAAAAATCCAAGATATTCAAAAAGTGAATTATTAGAAATGGAAATAGAAGAACTAAAGGAAGATAATACAAAACTTGAAGATGAACGAAATTCATTAAATAGTGAATTAGATAACTTACGACACGATTATGAATATAGTCAAGAATTAATTCAATTATTAAGAGAACAAATTGAAAGTTATGGAATAGAACCTTATGAATTATAGAATTGATATTTTTCGAGGTAATTTATGGAATTAGATAAATTATATTCAATCGCCGACAAAGAAAACATACCTATAATTAATCATAAAATGAAAAATAAGGCGATTATTTGTGAAATAGATAAAGAATATTATATAGGACTTAATTACTCAAATTTTGATAATTCTCGCGAAGAAAAAGAGATACTTGCTGAAGAACTCGGTCATTATTATTGTAACGCCCTATACGATATTAACTCTGATGAAGAAACTATAAGAAAAAAAGAATACAGGGCTCATAAGTGGGCTTTTTCTACTCTAGCTCCTGCCTCTTCTCTACTAAAGTTGGAAGAAGAAGGCTGTCAGTATTCTTATCAGATTGCAGAAGAATTAGGTGTAAGCGAAGAACTAGTTAATACAGCTTATAACTACTATAAAGAAAATAATTATATTTAGCAGTAGAAATACTGCTTTTTTAGGAGGCTTATATGGCAAAAAGAGGAAATGGTGAAGGTACGATTTACTATAGTGAAAAATTAAATAAATGGGTTGGGCAATTTACAGCTGGTAGAAAAGCAGATGGTTCTTTAAATAGAAAATCTGTGTATGGAAATACGAGAAAAGAAGTTAAAGAGAAAATAGTTCAAAAACTAAGTGAATATCAAAAAGGAATCGTTATTAATAAAAATAATATAACCGTTTATCAGTTAGGTTTAGAATTATTGGAAACTAAAATAAAAACTAATAAAATTAAAGAAACATCTTATGGAACTATTAGTCATTCACTGAACAAAATTAAAGATACAACATTAGGAAATACACCTATTCAAAAAGTAACATTTAAAAATATTCAAGATTTTTTAAATACTATAACTCATCTTTCAAATTCATATATAAATAAAATAGTCATTCAACTTAACACTATATTTGATGAGTCAATAAATAGAGATTACATATATAAAAACCCAATGAAAAATGTTATAATTCCTGTATCAATAAAGGAAACTAAAAAAGTAGATGCCTTTTCCATTAATGAACAAAAAGAGTTAATTAATCGTTTTAAAGATAGTAAGTATGGTGACATGTTTTCTATAGCAATGTTTTCTGGTATGAGAATTGGAGAAATATTAGCATTAACTCCAGATGATATTGATCTAGAACACAACATCATTCACATTAATAAAACATTGTCCAGGGACAAAAATTCTAATACTATTTTAGGAAAAGCTACCAAAACTTCAAATTCGTACAGAGACATACCTATTACAACCCTTTTTAGAGAAAATATAGTAAATGCATTGAATAATATGAAAAAAAATAAAAACAATGTAATTTTTACAACACAAAATCTCACATTATTTGCTACTAATAATGCCAACTGCTTTTTTAAAAGGCTATGTAATGCAGAACCAAAAATAACAGAAAGACCTATTCATATACACATGCTTAGACACACTTACGCAACAAGGTGTATAGAAAATGGTATGCCAGCAGAAATTTTACAAAAACTTTTGGGGCATAAAAATATAACAACAACAATAAATACTTATACAACTATTTTTGACAAATACAGGGACAATGAAGTAGAAAAATGTGTTAAAAATATTGCATTAAACTTAGATTTAGACATCTAGTTGCATTAAAATTGCATTATTTTGGAGATTTTAAATTGAACAAAAATAACTGTAGTTTGCTATTTATAGTAACTACAGCTATTAGTTTACACTTTA